CCTAACAATGAAGTGTTCAGCAATGCAGATGCATCGCTAGATCAGTTCATCATGGAAGGAACATTGATTGTTCGTAACCCAGCTGGTGTTGCTGCTCTGCACGATATCAGTGCCAGCGGTGCTTACAGTGGCTTTACTGGTAGTGGTGCTACAACTATCACTGGTTCGCTACGCACATCTACCAATGTGGTTCGTTTGAACAACTTTGGTGGCGCATCATTCTAATCACTAGTGAATAGAAAATAAAAAAGGGCACTTCGGTGCTCTTTTTTTATGGCAGAGCAACCCTCTGGCCGGAATATTAGCGATACTAAATACTATATGAATGAATTTTCCAACTACCAAGACACATCCGAATTGCAAGGACCCGATCCAGAACATGATGAACGCGCCCATAGACAAGATCATGGCGGTTTAGTTACTACCGACAACGGCATAGCCGATAGATTGTTAAGTAATGATAAGCTATACAATGCCATGAAGGGCGATTGGAGCAGAACAGAGTTTAACAAGAGCAAAAATGTTCGAGTTACCACAGGCCGTGAAGACGGCAAGTTCTATGTCCGACGCGAACAGCTCAATGTAGAATATATTGCAGAAGTCTGCGCAGATTATCGCGCTAGAGCAGAAGCAGGTTATGTAGATCCATTGGCACCCATAATGCCCGATGGTAAAATAGGTTATAAATGGATGGAACTGCCAGACACTATTGCTATTCAAATTGGTAATGACTATTTTGGTGGCATGAGTTGGCAAACTATCAAACGCGACAAGACACTGAAAGCACAATTCTACAAGGTAGTAGAAAAAGAATATTCAGCTTTTGTCTGCTATCCGGGAGGCAAGCTGCCCATACCAATCGATGTGCCATATCCCACCAAGGTTGGAGCAGAACGCTTCTTTGCCGGAGCCAATTTCGTAGGAAAATTACAATGAGCACAATGATTGCCAATGCCACAGCATTAGTCAGCTACATAAAAGACTTCACAGGTAGCAGCAACGACTCGGAAATTAAACAATGTATCTTTTTGACTGAGCTGTCAATGCGTAACATCGAACTGCCAGGCTTGAGAACAGATCCATACTCTGTGACTGGCACCGTAGACAGCACTGGCGGATTGCCTATTCCCAGTGATATGAACAGACCAATTTTGTTCTTCCAACAAGGCAGTGGCGGCAGCAATGCTGGACCGTTCATTGTGTATGATCGTATCGGCGATCGCGACATGATTGCACAACAACTCATAGCACAATTTTATCTCAGCCCAGTCAATGTGCCGCAGGTGTTTCGCGGCAGCTTCAGTGAAGTTGGTCAGAAGTATGAATTTACTCCTGCTGTTAGCGAAGGCACAGTGATCAACATGTATTACTTTACCACATGGCCTCTCTTGTTCAGTTTGGAGTCTGATGGAATCACAGTGGTAGAAAACAATGTGGTGTTGCAGAGCTGGCCCGAAGGTTATGTTTATGGCACACTGAGAGAATACTATCTAAAACGCAAGATGGCTGAAGACGCCGCAGTGTGGAATGCTAAATTTACTGAAGCCTACGATCTGGTAGAAGATCAGAATAACAAAGGCAAGTGGAGCGGCGGACATACCAAACTAATCAGCGTGTTCCAGCCTAGAATAGGCCGACGCCTAAGCACAAGATAATAAGGAAAATCTAATGGCCAATGTATCAGTAAGCAATACAACAGGTTTATATATTGGCAGCGGTGCTGCTTCGGTATTAAACAACGCACAACAACTATTGGGTCTGTTGAGCAACAATGGTGGAGTTGTATTCAGCTTGGATCCTACCACCAGCAACACCAAAGTGCAAGGTAATGCACAGGCCGGTGGCGGCAACTACGGCAATGCCAATGTGGCAGCATTCCTGCCTACCTACACTGGCGCTATTTCGTCGATGACGGGCAATGTCACAACCACTGCCAATGTGCAGGGTGCATTTATCCTAGGTAATGGCAGTCAACTCACTGGCCTAGGTGCAACATATTCCAACACCAATGTGGCTGCGTTCTTGCCTACATATACAGGTGCTATCTCGTCAATGACTGGTAATGTCACAACCACAGCCAATGTTCAAGGTGCATTCATATTGGGCAACGGTAGACAATTGACTGGCATCACTACCAATTATTCTAACACCAATGTGGCAGCATTTCTGCCTACCTATACTGGCGCAATGACTGCCATGACTGGTGCTGTGACCACTACTGCCAATGTGTCAGCCAGTTACTTCATTGGCAATGGATCGCAATTGACTGGCATCACTACCAATTATTCCAACACCAATGTGGCCGCATTCCTGCCCACATATACTGGTGCAATGACCGCCATGACAGGTGCCGTGACCACTACTGCTAATGTGTCGGGTGCATTTATCCTAGGCAATGGAAGTCAATTGACTGGCATCACTACCAATTATTCCAACGCCAATGTGACAGCATTCCTGCCCACTTACACAGGCGCCATTTCCAGCATGACTGGCAATTTGACCACCACGGCCAATGTTCAAGGTGCATTTATTTTAGGTAATGGTAGTCAGTTAACTGGCATAGTTGGATCGACTTACAGTAATACCAATGTGGCAGCATTCTTGCCCACATATACTGGTGCTATCACCAGCATGACTGGTAATCTTACTACCACTGCCAACATTCAAGGCGGTAATATTATTACCAGCGGCGCCAGTGGCAACATTGTGGGAGCCAATTTTATCAGTGCCAACTTTTTTGTGGGCAATGGCAGCTTACTAACTGGCATTGCTGCTGGATCCACTTATGGCAACACCAATGTGGCAGCATTCCTACCTACTTACACAGGTGCATTGACCAGTATGACTGGTAATGTTATTACTACTGCCAATATTCAAGGTGCATTCATATTAGGTAATGGCAGTGCTCTAACTGGTATTACCACTAATTATTCCAATGCCAATGTGGCTGCATTTTTGCCTACCTACACAGGTGCTATCACTAGTTTAACAGGCAATGTCACAACCACTGCCAATGTGCAAGCCGGTAATATTGTTACCAGTGGCAGCTCGGGTAATATTGCTGGTGCTAATTACATCAGTGCCAACTTCTTCGTGGGTAATGGTAGTTTGTTAACTGGCATCAGCGGTGGCAGCAGTTACGGCGACAGCAATGTGGCCGCATTCCTGCCTAATTATACTGGTGCAATCTCCAGTATGACTGGCAATGTCACAACCACTGCCAATGTGCAGGGTGCATTTATACTGGGTAACGGCAGCGCTTTAACTGGTATTGTCACCAACTATTCCAACACCAATGTGGCTGCATTTTTGCCCACATATACTGGCGCTATCACCAGCATGACTGGCAATGTCACAACCACTGCCAATGTGCAGGCCGCTTTTTTCGTTGGTAATGGCAGTCTGTTAACCGGAGTTACATCAACTCTTGCCAATGTTGCTTACGAATTGCAAGCACAGAGTCCTACTCCAGCTGGTAACATCACATTCGATGGCGGCGGCAATATGAATCTACGCACCACTGCCGCAGGCGGTGGAAATGCCACAGTCAATATCTACAGCGGTATTACTGTTACAGGTTCAAACTGCGTGGCAAGATTCGATGGTGGCGCAACTGCTGCCAACTTGACAGTGGGTTTTATCAGCAGTAACGCCAACATCACGACCAGTGCCAATGCGCAGGCTGCGTTCTTTATTGGTAATGGCAGTCAGCTCACAGGCATCACAGGCGGCGGCAATGCCACTCCAGGCGGCAGCAGCACATTCATTCAGTTCAACAATGCTGGTGTGTTTGACGGCAGTGCCAATTTAATTTACCAACCAGCTGATGGCAACATCACCCTGGGCAATTTGGTGTTCAACAAGAACTACAACCGCATACTGCAAACCAACGCATTTGATACCACTGTGCAAAGCAGCACACAGAATGCCACTGGACAGTTTATTATTGGTGATGGTTGGAATGGCAATGTGACCAGTCCCAATTTCAACAACAATCAGGGCATTGACGGTGCGTTCGCACTGATTAACAAATCTTATACCAAAACTGACAACGGTCGTAGAACCAGTGGCTTGGGTGTGCAGACATTCGTCAATGTGACTGCCAACATCACCAACACGGGCACCAGAATTGCTGGTATTGTAAACACTCCTCGTATCGGTGGCAACACTACCGTGACTGCGATCAATGCGGGCACTTTTTTAGGTATCAACACCAACATGAATGTTGGTGGCGGCAACAGCACATTTGCCACCTTGGGCAATGCCAATCTTAGAGTGGCCACTGGCACACTCAGCGGCATAGCACCACAGATCGGCAGCTTTGTTGGCAATGCTTTTGGTTACCTAAGCAACTTGGAAGGCACAGCCAACGGTCAATTCTTAGATAGAATGACCAACTATAGTATGCTGAGTGGCAGTGCTTTCACCACACCAGGTGCATTCTACGGTTATCACATGCCCAACAGCACCAGCTACGCTGGTTGTGCCATAAACAGCAGTGTTCGCCAAGCAAGTCAGTATTATTTCTTATACAATGAAGATGATGTGGCTCAGGTTCGCTTGGGCAGTTTACGCAGATACACAGAGTATCGTGCCAACATCACCAGCA